CCCTAATGTATAATCATAAAGGTGACATGATCACAGCAGATCAGTATCTTGTTGAGCTAGAAAAAGTATTCAGTCCTATATTTCAGAATAGTTATGATACTTATGGCGACCTATTTTTATCAGACTATCGTAACATGATGAATACCTTTGAAGGTTTACTACACAACATTAAAGCTATTAAACGTGAGGAATCAAACGATGGATGAGCTAACATATATCAAAGAAGTATCAGTAATGCGTAAAGGTTTAAGTGTTACTGTAGACAAATGCCTACGCGAACTAAATAACCTATTTACTTCACGTGATTTAGGTGAGTTATCTAAAGAACTAGAAAAATCTAACAGTGATATGATGTATCACGGCAACATGCATAAGAGTATGTGTGAGTATAAAGTATTTACTGAATTAGCTGGTACATACAAGAAAGCAGCAGACAAAGCTAAGAAAAGCCTAGACACCAATGCTACTTACTTAGGTAAAAATATAAATGTAGAGCCTGATACACGTAATACTATATACGAAGGTGAATTTGTATTTGTTAAACGACAAAACAAAGACAGTACTACTACAGCAGTTAACGATGTTGTCACTGAACTAGCCAAGTTAGGTGTCGATGCTGACGTAGTACGTAAAGCTGTAGCTAATGCAGAGAAAGTTAAACGTGGTGCTACATATTATGAAGTGGAGCTTAGTGAATGAAGGGTGATACACCAATCAATCTAACTAATATCAGTGAATGGTCTGATGAAGATGTAGAAGCACATCTACATAACATACGTGAACGCAGAATGAGGCCAGTTAAAATATACGAAGAGATGTCTATACTACAAGCAGCAGCTAAACGTGAAGGACTTGAAGAAGTATTAAAGAAGCAGTTAGAAATGTTCGTAAAAGAATCAGAACGTGCAGACAAAGCTATCAGTAACCTAGAAAAACGTAGCACACGATTACGTGCTCTTAGATTAGAATTGGACATCATGCTATGAAAGCTAGAGAAGTACGCGAAAGACTTAAAGGTTTAGTATCAGCAGAAGTATCAGCAGTTATCGAAGCAGTTGCTGAACAACAATCAGTACATAGTGAGCAGATGTTGGTGTTAGCTAATGCCAATGAACAGCTTATGAGTATGATTAACTCTACACTAACAGTTGCTGGTAACATGAAAGATATGATTGAATCTGTACAGGGAGATAGTACTGATGACGGACCAACAGTTTAGATTACTAGACATAACAACAAGGATGGCGACTAATGAAGATAGTGACATTCCTGCTTATGACCATACCAAACTATCTAATATTAACACTTGCCCTACATGGGGTATCTTACGGTACTCGCATCATAAAAAGATGGCTCACACTAACAGGTCAATGCCGTTGGAAGCAGGATCAGCTGCACATGAAAGCTTTTCGGCAGTACGCTGGTATCAATTTCACACGCGAGATGTTGTTGATAAAACAGGTGAAGCCATCGCTGAAGCACATGGCATCCGTATTTTCGGTCAAGAGCGTTATGAACGTATGCGGAATACAATATCACTCAATGCCTCAGACAGAACTAATGCAATTAACGCAGCTCTTGATGTCTTATACTCCAGTGGATTCTACGACGACCCAACAGATAGAAATAGAACAGTTAGCAACATCTCTGAATCGCTTATTGCGTGGGTAGATGACTATGATCTTGATCGTTATCCTATATGGGTACGTGATATAAATGATAAAGATAGTGACATAGGCGTAGAGAATCCATTCAACATAGTAGTAATGTTTAAGTACAGTGTTGGTGATACTGAATATGATCGCAAGTTTAGATTCACTGGTAAATTAGACGGACTACAACACAATAAGAAACGTGGATCAGATGCTAAAGATAAAGGTCCACTGTTTATATACGAAGAAAAAACAGGAGGTAAGTTAGATGATAACTGGTTGGCGCAGTGGATGCTTAGTCATCAAATTACTGGTTACTGTATTGCTGCTAGTACCTTTACTAATCTTCCTTGCACTAATGCTAAAATTAGCGGAATGCGTTTACCCATTGGTAGAGTCCCGCATGAAGGCATCAGAAAGGCGAGCGTCCCCAGAAATCAATTGATGTTCGAGAAGTGGGCTGGTTGGTTCATTGATAGTGCTAACACCGAGCGTAAGTGGGTAGATCAAGTGTTTAATGCTCCTATGTATACTCATAGTTGCAATAGATACTTTAGTAGTTGCTCCTTCTTATCATTCTGTGCTGCACAAGATAGAGAAGAAAAGCAATTAATCTTTGACGAAATGGTAACTGACGAATGGAGTCCACTACATGAGTGATACTAATGACAGTCCAACTATGCAATTAGGTTCAATAGAACTTACTACACCTAAGACACAACCTAGACGTATGAGTACTATTATATGGGGTCCATCAGGTGCAGGTAAAACTACCCTAGCAGCTACTGCACCTAGACCTATACTATGGATTAACTTCGATCCAGACGGTACAAGTTCATTAATGGATGAAGAAGATATCGTTATTGCTGACTTCTCTACATCCAAACCCAATACAGTACTCAAGTTCAAGCACGATAATGCAGCAGGTATAGCTACGTTGTTAGAAGATCGACCAGACATAAAGACTGTAGTATTCGACAGTATTACTAGCTTCAATGAGATGGCACTCAAAGCCGCAGTCGAAGAAGTTAGAGGTGCTACTATGGAGGGTCCAACACTACAAGGTTATGGCAGACGTAATAGTTATACCATGCAAGGTATTATGTCAGTTATCAAAGCCACAGCCAAAGCTAATACACATTGTATATTTATTGCACACGAAGATGCACCATCTAAAGACGAGATGACAGGCGCTCTTATGGTTAGCATACTAGTTGGCGGTAAAATGCAATCAGAAATACCAATCAAGTTGTCAGAAGTATGGCACTTAGAAGACACAGGCAAAGACAGAAAGATTACTATACGATCCAATCGCATGAAGAAACCTATGAAGTCACGCATGTTCAAACAAGATAGTGGCAGTGACTTTGTATGGACGTTCGACCCCAATAAAGATTGGACTACTCAAGGCATTGCATCATGGTTTGCCAAGTGGGTAGATAACGGGGGCAAGAAAATAGAATTACCGTAATACTAAATATAGTATGCGGAACGTGATATTGGCACTGAGTATAGTGGCTGGACTCGGTGTTAATTGTAAGTAAAATAACCAGTTCCACAAACAACTAACGGAGTAACTAAAATGGAAGAACTAGACAGCATTGTAGAATTTACCACTAGCATCAAAGATCAGCAACAGCCTGATCCACTGCCATCTGGCAAGTATGTAGGTACTATTCGTGATGTAGAAGTAAAGATGTCTCAACGTGAGACACGGTATGCTGCTATCTCATTCTTTGTCGGTGCGGATCAATTCCCTGCTGATTGGAAAGATGGTAATCCTGATGGCATGACACTTATATATCGTCGTGTAGGACTAGAAGATACAGCTAATTCACGGTTCGGTTTACGCCGCTTTTGTGAGAGTATTGGTGCACCTATGTCAAAGAAGATTGACACAGCAGAATGGGTTGGCATGGAAGGCTTACTAGAAGTCGGACATGATACCTATGAAGGTGTTACACGTGCCAACATCGAGCGTGTATCCGAAGCTTAAATTACATGGTGGGTGTTAGCATATTGTTAGCACCCACTAACTATCTGAAGGGGAGTATACTAACATGACAGAACAAGCTAAGACATTGACACGTACTGCAAAGCCTGTATTTGCTGTGATGACTGTTAATGATGAAGACGGCAATCCAATGCGTGTACACAAGGAACAAGTAATCGTTCATAGTGTTCATAAGAATGCCGAAGAGTTACTAGAGCTTATGGACGATAACAAGCTGCCTCCTAACAGCTTCCATAAGCTTATTAAACTATCATAATACTTATAAGATGTTAATAACTCAGCTTCCTAGTCTATAACGATTAGGGAGCTGCATTATTATATTCAAATAACTCTTGACACACAAGGTAGAACATGATAAATACAACACACGACTTCTGCTGGTTAACACGATGTTGTAAAAATTGTGGTGTAAGTAGAATAGATAACAATATCAAAGAACAAGTATGTCACGATAACGTAATTCCATTTTCACATATACGTATCAAGAAGTTATTTGGAGAAATGATAAATGAACAGTTACGACCCCCCGATTAAAGTAACAATACCAACTCCCGGAACATTCTCAATAGGCTATGGACCCAACTCAACGGGTGGCAGAGGCGGTAACATGCGAGCTAGATGTACTAACAAAGAGTACGACTTACTAGCAGCAGAAGCAAAGTCCCTTGGCATCTCATTAGCAAACTTTGTACGTTGGTCCTCATTCTATGTAGCAAAAGCGTTACAAAAACATAGAGAAGACAACAGTACTAATGATGAAACGGAAATAGAGAATGACAAATGTTGCTCATAAACAGGAATTCGATTTTGATGAAACACAGCTTACCGCTATTGGTGAATGCTGTG